AGGAGAGAGTTCCTATTAAGCTGTTTAAGGATAACAACAAATACAAAGATGACGTAGTTGTTGGGGTTAATGGCAAGACGTGGCGTATTATGAGGGGTGTAGAGGTTATGGTTCCTCGTTTTGTCAAGAATGTTCTTGATAATTCTGAAATTCAGATGATGGAAGCATACAAAAATATGGACACGCTCCAAAATGAGCTTGCACAGGCGGAACAACAAGGGGCGTTATAGCCGATTGTTAAAATTAAAAGGGGAATGGGTTAACAACTTGTTCCCCTTTACTCAAAAAGGACGGTGGCGAAATGATAAAACAATTTACTTTTCCACTTAGCATCAAGGATAATAATTTGAAAAAAATAGGCACTGTTGTGGCTAACGATGTGAGTGGTAACAAGTTTCTGATTACGCTTATGGACGGCAGCAGGGCTTTTGATATAACAGGGCATAGCAATATAACTTTCACTGTTCTTAAACCCGATGGCACACTCAGCATTGACAGTGAAGGCACTTATATATCAGTGGTAGATGCTGAGAAAGGCATTATTAGTATAGTCTTGGTAGATGAGGCAATAGATGTTGCAGGATTTTGCAAAGCGACGGTAGAAGTATATGCCAACGGATTAAGAGTTTCATCTTCTCGGATTGGCTTTGATGTTGTTGCTGAGCTTTCAGCAGGTGCGGATGTAACCGGAGACAGCAACTATCCAGTTCTTGTTGAGCTTATAGATGCTGTAAACGATGTAGTCTCGGGTTTGCCGGCTAAAGCAGACAAAGTTGCAGGTGCTATCCTTAATAACTTTGCAGGGTTAGATGCTAACGGCAACCTCAAAGATAGCGGTAGTAAAGCAAGCGATTTTGCTACTGCAACAGGTCTCTCTGACGAAATAACAGCACGACAAAATGCAGATACATCTATTAACAACTCCTTGTCAGCTCATACGGGTAATACCTCTAACGCACACGGAATAAATAACAAAGCCGACTTAATAGATGGTAAAATCCCTGCTACACAGCTACCCTCTTATGTGGATGATGTGGTAGAGTATGCTAACACAAGTGCGTTTCCTGTTACAGGTGAGGCAGGCAAAATATATGTGGCTCTTGATACTAACCTTACTTATCGTTGGGGTGGCTCTACTTATGCGGAGATCTCTCCGAGTTTAGCTCTCGGTGAAACATCCTCTACTGCACATAGGGGAGATAGAGGTGAAACCGCATACGACCACTCGCAAGTAATAACAGGCAATCCTCACGGTTCAACAACATCTGACATCCCTGAAAGCACTGATAAAAACTATGTAACTGATATTCAAAAAACAAAACTTGCGGAATGGCAAGGTAGAAATATAAAAACTGTTGCGTCTGATTATACTTTGCTCAATACGGACGATGTAGTTTTTGCAGAGGGGGATATAGTATTACCAATTCCCACTTCATTCACACCTCACAGAGAATTTACAATAGTCCCTGCAAGTGGAACTGGTACGACTGTTGTTTCTGATTATTTTTACGATATAAGCACAGGGGTAGCACCAGCAAGTTATATCCTATATGGGCAAAGTATTACCTCAAATGGTAATGCTGCAGATGCAATTACAGTGTGGACTAATGGTGAAGGCTGGTTTATTAAATCCATCAATCAAGTAGAGGTAAGTGATAAATTTTCAGCTGTAACTACACCAGAAAGTTATACAGGGATTGTGGCAGGGAGTATTAGAGACATATTCGGTCAAATAAAAAAGTTTTTTAGCAATATTCTTTCTCTTTTTTCCGACACAAAAGACCCTACTGGATTTATTGATGCCGACAATATGACTGTAGCTTATGATAGCACAGCGAGAACAATAACCCTTACCAATGCAAACGGTATTTATTATTATTGGCGAGGAATAAAATACCGCTTAGGAACTGGCACAACTTGGACGAGCGACCCTCACATTAATAATACTACAACGGACTACTTTTTGAAATGCGTTGACGGTGTTAATTTCATTTGGAGCGATACGGCTTGGATTTTTAGCGATATTCAAGTCGCAAAAGTAGCAAAAGGTCGCCTTTATGCAATTAAGGAAAATCACAGCCTTTCAAACTGGAATGACCACGAAGAAGCACATTGGAACATAGGAGCATACAGAGCGAATAACACAGGGGCAGATGTTACAGGATTTACTTTTAATTCCACAACAGCAGCAAATCGTAGACCGACGATAGGGGCTTTAACCATTGCAGATGAAGATTGTAAAACTCCGTTATCACAGCAAACAGACAACTACTGTTTTGCTTATTTAAGTGGAGCAACAGGGGTATTGAATTATTCAACAGACCAATCGGATATATTGAGATTGAATGGTAATATCCCTTATTGGAACAACTTTACTGGGGGAGCGTGGACGGAGCAAGCTTTAGGTGCTAACGATTATATGAATTTATGGCTTTTGGCTATTCCAGTAACTGCAGACGTAGCAAGTCAAAAATATCGATATGTATGGTTACAAGGTCAGGCAAGTGGCTCTTTGACTTCAACACAAGCAAAGACTACACTCGACGTCAACTTGGGCGAACTGTCCTCTGTAACAGAAGAGGTATTATTCTTGCAGAGGGTAATCGTTCGCTATACAGCAGGCAACTGGGTTGTAATTCAGAGCAATAGGCTAACAGGTTCTTCGAGGACACAGAACACAGGCTCAAGCGGTAATTTCCTTTCGCAGGTTGCAACAGATGGCACATTAACAGGGAACGGAACGGCCGGAAGTCCATTGGGAGTTGCATATACTAATTACGGGAAGAAAGTTGCAGAATACACGGTCAGTGGCTCAACAACATCGTTCGTCAAATTATCAGGATTTGACCTCCAAGCGGATGGGGGTTACATTATTATAATTGACGGCACAACAATGAGTAGCCAAACCGAAATAAGATGTTTATGGAATGATGATTTGTCGGATGCCGGAAATTTGTCAAATGATAATTTATATACTTGGGCAATAAACGTCGGTTCGGCAATAAACAACGCTTCAGTTGCTCAGAGCGGAACAGGCGAATTTAGGGTGTTTCTTGAGGTTTCCCAATCAAGTATAAATACAATGCCTTTTATTCGTTCAATCTGGGAAAAGGTAGTAACGGCTACATATACCATCCAAACTCGTTTTTGTTGGCGAAATAGCCTGTCTGCAAATATTACAAAAATTGGCTTCTATACTGGCGGTATAAGCTTTGGCGATGGTACCAAATTCACTGTATTTAAAAGGGGGAGTATGTAATGTGCGGGTTAATTAAAAACATAAAAACTGGAACAACTACAATCATTGAGTATGAGCTAATACCATTAACGGAGCAACAGCTCAAAGAGCAGAGAAGAAGCGATATACTATCGGAGTTAGCAACATTAGACGAAAAAATGACCCGAACGGAAGAAGATATAATTACTTATACAGGAATTTACAATAATCTTCCACAAATTCAAAAAGACCGATATGACAGAAAGCAAACATTGAGAGCAGAATTACAAAATTTATAGAAATGGATGTGATAAAATATGCAGACACTAAAATTGATAGCAGAAATGTTTTTAGCAGTAGTGGCAATAGGCGGAATTTTGATAGGATGGTACAAATTCATGGTTAATGCTGTGTCCAAAAAAGTCCGTTTGCAATGCCATTGCGACTTGATGTTGCTGAAAGATAGCTCACTCGCTAATCTTATGGACGGTCTCGAAAGAAAATGCGAATACTACATAAACAGAGGATATGCCACAATCGAAAACCGAAAAACCATTTCGACAATGTTTAGGGCGTATGCTGGGCTTGGGGGTAATAGCTTTATCGAGGATCTAATTGAAAAGGTGAATTCGTTACCTTTTAATGAATTATAAGGAGTGTGTTAAAATGAAAAGATTTTTAAAAGATATGGCGGAAAGAGCCATTAAGACAGTAGCACAGACTGCGATTGCTACCATAGGCACTACTACTGCGTTTGGTGCTGTTGATTGGAAGTTGGTAGCATCAACTGCTGTATTAGCAGGTATCGTATCCGTATTAACTTCGGTAGCGAGCAGACCTATTGGCAGCCCTAACACAGCGAGCATTTTAAGAGAGGATGACAGATAATGCCGAAGATAGCTATTGATGCAGGACACGGAGTAACAACAGCAGGTAAGAGAAGCTTTGACGGCTCACTCTTAGAATATCAGTTTAACAGAGAAATAGCAAAGCGGCTTAATTATCATCTGCAAAGGCACGGTTTTGAAACGCTACTTACTGCCCCTGACGACACTGATGTGGATTTGTGGCAGAGGTGTGTAACAGCTAATAACTGGGGTGCGGACTTGTTTATATCCCTACACGGTAACGCATACGGAACTAATTGGAATGATGCTAATGGTTGGGAGATATGTGTGCTACGATTAGGTGGGAATGCTGAAAAGGTTGCTAAATTAATCTACAAGCAATCAATACCGTTTCTCGGTTTAACTGACCGCATAGCTAAGAATGGCGGTAGAATTAAGACCGATAATCTTGCAGTTTTGCGTGATACTAATATGTCAGCTGTCTTGATAGAGCACGGATTTTACACTAACCAAAGCGATTTAGCCCTTATGAAAACGGTGGAGTTTAAAGAGAAGTGTGCTGTTGCGGATGCGAAAGGTATATGCGAGTTTTATGGAGTTGCTTGGAAAGAGGATGTCCCTGCTGCTCCAACTGACACTACGAACTACAAAGCCCTATACGAACAGGCACAGGCTAAACTTAGTGAGTATGACGCTAAGATTGCAGAGCTTAACAGCAAGATAGCGTTGCTATCTGACACTAATACCTTTCAAGCTAACTCAATCGCTGAACTTAACACTAAAATAACCACTTTACGAAACGCCATCACCATTTTTAAATCATTTTAGAGGAAGTGAGTTAAATGAATATAAGCGAGCTTTTTTCACTCGTTGACACCTTAAAACCCAATTCATATGGTAACAGTGAAAAGCTGATGTGGCTTAACCAGGTTGAGCAGCAGATAGCGGATATACAGGGTGAAACATTCACACCTTATACAGAGAGTGGTGACGCTGAGCTTTTAGCTCCTGTGCCGTTTACCAATGTGTATGAATACTACTTAAAGGCGATGATTGACAATGAGAGCAAGGACTTTGAAGGTTACAGCAATAATCTTATTCTCTATAATGCTTCTTTTAGCAGTTACACAAAGCACTTCTTGCGTAATAACGCCGGAACAGACACTGCGGTGTCTAACATTTGGTAGAGAGGGCGACGATGATATGGAGCTACCCGTTTTAAAACCCTACCGCAAGGCATCTAAAAAATTCATACTTGACTTCTTGGGTTACAATGCTAACCCTGTTCCTCGTGAGGGCGAGTTCTCGGATATGAAGAACCTTTCGTCAGACTATTTTCCCTGCATATCGCCGAGAGGGTCAAGGCAAGAGCTAATTGACATATCCAACAACTACGCTGATGAACGTAACGCCATTTTATCCCGTAACGATAAACTCGCTTGGGTAGATGGCGACAAGCTGTATTATGGCACTGCTGACGATAACGAGGATGTCGGAACAGTTGACGACACGGCAGGGCTTAAACGGTCGCTTGTGGCTATGGGGGGCAAAACGCTCATATTCCCTGACAAGAAATGTTTTCACGTAGACCCCCCTAAAACGAGAGGTGAGTATTATGGTGAGCTAATTGACACACCTACTCCCGATTTAGAATTTAAAATTGTTCTTAATGATGTGCACGAGTTTACAGACAGTAAAATATTTTTTGTTAAGGCATCAGGCACCAATCACACCTTAGGGGATGGTTTGCGTATAGGTGACACAGTTACTATCACAGTTTCAAGAACAGGGCAATCGGATGAGCGTATAACGGCTGTCTCGGACAGCAATGTGTTTCTTTATTTTGACAGCGAATTAGAGGAGTTTCTCTATGCTTTTTTTCCCGAGGTGTGGCCCGCAACTCATCTGAGCTACATTAAGTTTAAAGAAGGGACATTTACACCCGAAGATAATTTAACGGGCGTTTCGGTAACAATACACCGGAATGTCCCCGCTATTGACTACGCAATCACAAACGACAATCGCTGTTGGGGCGTTAAAGGAAGCGACATCTATGCATCTAAGCAGGGTGACCCTTTCAACTGGAACCAGTTTCAAGGGATACTAACCGACAGCTATGCTACGGATGTTGATACAAACGGAGACTTCACCGGTGCGGCTGTTTATTCGGGCAACCCTGTTTTTTTTAAAGAGGACTACATACACAGAGTGTATGGTAATAAGCCGAGTAACTATCAAATAGTAACCGCACAGGCATACGGTGTGCAAAACGGAGCATATAAAACACTTGTGAACATAAATAACACTCTATTCTATATGAGCCGTGTAGGTGTTATGGCGTATAACGGCGGTTATCCAACTCTTATATCGGATAACTTCGGGGCGACGAAGTATCAAGGCATATCGGCAGGCACAGACGGCAGGAAATACTATTTATCGCTTAAAGATTTAGATAGCAACTCATATAAGTTGTTTGTATATGACACTCTTAAAAACCTGTGGCATTTAGAGGACACAATGCAAGCTATTTGTTTCTCTTATTCAGACGGCGACTTCTATATGCTCAACGCAACAAAGGGTAAAATAGAGCTTATAGGGGCAGGCACAGAGGCGGTTGAGTGGGAAGCTACATTAGGAGAGTTTAACGAGGTTATAGATGATAAAAAAGGGTATAGCAAGCTATCACTCAGAGTTGACCTTGACCGTGCATCAGAGCTTAATGTCCTCATTAAATACGATAACAGTGAGTGGATTACGGTTAAAAGTGTAGCCGGCGGGGACAAGAGGGTTATTGAGGTTCCAATAGTCCCTCTTAGGTGCGACACCTTTCAAATTAAGTTAACCGGCAAGGGCTTTTGCAAGGTGTATTCACTTAACCGTGAGTTTGTGTTTGGGGGTAGATGATAGTGCAGGATACAGTTCTTTTTTCCATAAGGACGCCTAAGCCAACGCTTGGAAATGATTTAATTGACAACCAAAACAAAATACTTGACTATGTGTCAGAGGTTTTTAAAGAGCTTGAAATAGCAATAAACGACCTTGAAAAAAATTTGCAGGAGGTGCAATAAAATGGCATACACAAGCCCGTATAGCGACAAGAAAAAAACCCTTTTAGATGAACTAATGAATACCCCCGATTTTAACTATGAGGCTAATAACGACCCATCATACCAAAGTTACGCAAAGATATACGGTAACTTAGGTGACAGAGCTATGGCTAACACTATGTCAGAGGCGTCGGGTTTAACCGGCGGACGGTTAAACTCTTGGGCGGTGTCAGCAGGACAGCAGGCAAAGCAGAATTTTGACCAACAGCTAACTGACAAGATACCCGCTTTGCAGCAGATGGCTTATAATATGTATATGGATAAGCTCAATAACAAAAAAAGCACGCTCAGTCTATTAGGGCAAGAGGATGACAGGGAGTATAGTAGATGGGCAGACGATAGGGATTACACTTACAGGCAAAACCGAGATAAAGCGTCCGATAGCCAGTGGTGGAGCAACTTTAACGAGAATAAGAGGGTTAGCGATAGGGATTACACTTACAGGCAAAACCGAGATAAAATTAGTGATGAAAGGTATGTAGACGAAAAGAAGGACGATGCAGACTTTGGCGTGGCATACCAAGCAATGATGGGCTCGAATGACCCTGTAAAATGGCTTAAAGAAAATGCCCCCTACCTAACTCCTGCCGAAATTGCAAAACTACAACAATATTTACCTGATACAGATTGGACTAAATACTTGAAATAAGGGTGGTAAAAATGCCTAAATCTTGGGAAGACATAAAGAACGAAAGAGCAAAAAAACAGACCTATAAACAAGAAGGAACAACTTGGGAAGACATAAAGAGGAAAAGAGCAGGAATACAAACTCCTGCTCAAAATGCACCCGCCCAAAATGGCGACTACACTTCTATTTTTAAAAACTATAAACCCCATCCGCCTGTTGACTTTACTCCAAAGCCAATACAGACAGCACCAGTCCCTACTCCGGAACCTACACCTTTGCAAAGGGCTGTAGCCGATGCCTATATTAACAGAGGGCAACCACAAATAGCAGCTATTGTCCCTACATTTAGCAATACCCCCCCTAAGGAGTTACCCGATATGCTAAGAGGCGAGGAAGCCCCTGCACAAAAGGTAGTGGATTTTGTTAACTCGGTGGGCAACTCCATATTACAAGGGGCGAAGTCTGCATCAAAAGGCATAGTTAATGCCCCGAGAGCCGTTGATAAGGCGTTTTCACGGTTTGTGTTTGTTCCAGGTTCAGATAAATATGACAAGGGTTTTCTGCCTTTTTTAGACGATTACATAAACTATATAGCCGAAGGCGAAAAGCAGAGTGAACAAGCTGCAAATCAAAATGCAGGAAGTGTCCAAAAGTTTATTAACTCGGGCGTAAAAGGAGTTACCGAAATGGCTCCCAATATCGTAACGGCAATAGGGACAGGTGGGGCAAGTGCAGGAGCTTCACTGTCCGCAGAGGCAACGACAATAGCCAAAGCCCTCTCCCAGCTTAAACCGATGGGGATGTTTATGACACAGGCGGCGGGGCAATATGCGTATGAAGCAGAACAAGAGGGAGCTACTCCTGAACAAGCCCTTACATATGGCATATACGGCGGACTGTCGGAAGGCGTTACAGAGCTATTGCCTTTTGGCATACTCAAAAAAGCCCTAAATGTAGGAGATGATGTGGCTAAACCTTTTGTTAAAAATGGTGTAAAAGGGCTGCTTGACCGCTTCGGTAAAAAAGGTCTTTTGTGGCTTGAAGAAACAGGGGCTAATGTGGTGCAAGAAATAGCCGTTAATCCTCTTACCCAATTAGCTAAAAAAGGAGCTTACCAAAATGATATGCCTATCTACGGAGATGGCGGGGTAATTGACCCTAACCAGGTTGTCCCGTCCGCACAAGGGGCATTGGCTATGTCTCTTGTGCTAACTGCTCTCGGTTTGCCTTTTAGTATGAGGAGTAACCGCTTGGCAACTAAGATAGTGCAGAGCACGGAAAAGCCAACAGAGCAGGTGTTGAAAGAGTTACAGCAAGCCGTTCAAGAGGATATTAAGAGCGTCCCGATAGGGGAAATTCAAGGCAGTGAAACACCTTTAAACGAACCTGAAGCTCTAAACGAGACCACGCTTGTAAGCTCCGCCGCTCAAAAGCCGGTTGAAGTTACCCCCTCTTTTAATCAGGGTCCGACAAAAACCGCTTTGAGTGCAACAACTGCAACTTATAAAGAGGGGGACAGCGTTGTTTACGACGGGGAAATATGGACGGTAGCTGGGCAAAATGAGGATGGCACTTATGAGCTTAATCAAAAGGAAAATGGCATATTCAAAAGTTCGGCTGTGTTTAAAGCCCCCGCAGAGAAAATACAACCAAACAACATAGAAAACCCTGAACTGAATAAGTATGGTCGCAAAGGGCAAAACGCATTTAAGTCGTGGGCCAAGAATGAATACGTTAACATTGATATTAGTAACACGGAAAGCACTGAGACAAAGCTGTATAAAAACTTCTTTGAGACATATTATAACGGTGGTTTGAACGGTTTACCTATCCCATTGCTGCAAAAAACTGCATCGGTGTTAGACGCTCATTTTCCGCCTTTCTTAGCTGATGTATTTTATGTCGCCGGCAAGAACGATGCGACTAAACAACGTGAAGCACCCACACCAACTAAAAACACCCCAGTTGCTAAAACTGAAACGGGTGCTAAAAATACTGTCGGTGAATATGACGGTATTTACGGTGTAGAAAAGCGTAAACAGGCAACAGGGCTTTGGTTTGCCAATAAGCAGCTAAGGTCGGATATGTTTGCAAAATACAGCAGTGAAGATACATCTCTCAATCCCACTCAAAAGTATGTTGCTAATGTGGGAAGGATACTTAGTGGGGCGTTTGATGTTTCGCCTTATCTTGTGCAACAGCCGTCTATTAAAAGGGATAACATAACTAATGAAACAAACAGGGATAGTAAAATTGACACAAAGGGCATTACTGGCATCGCATCATCTACAAAAGTAATCGTAGTTGAAGAAAATAACAATAAGAGCGAAAAAACGATTAAAGAAGTGCAGGCCGATTTAAAAAAGCGGCCTATTTTACCAAGCGGGTATGAGCTACTTACAAAGCCGCAAGCATTATATTATGTGAAGGATGTTTTTATACATAAAGGGGAGTTATTAAAAATAGTTTCTGTCTCAGCTGATGGGCAAGCCATTTATGCCAAGGGAATTGATAAGTCGGTTAGTATGCTTTATCCTCTTATGGACGCCCTTGAAATGAGGAAAAGTGAAGTTGATTATTCTATTTCTCATTTTGATGACGAACTTGCTTTATACAACAAGCGATTTGTAGAACAAAAGCCAACTGCCACTCCTAATGGGGTTCAGCTGAAAGCAGAAGAAATAACAGAAGAGCTATTGCACGGAACTTCGCAAACTGAAAATCAGTCTGACCAGGACCAAGAACGCAATAACCCTTCTGATAATAATATACCCAAAAATCTTAAAAAAGTCAAGCCAAAAAACGAAACTGTTGACAAATCAAACGAAAAGGCAGATAATGAAGATGGAAGTGATGCAGCCCCTGTTATTAAAATAGCAGGCGAGCTGTTAACCAAATTTATTGATAAGGGGATTGAATTCTCCCCCGCAAAGCTCTATGAGATTGCTGATAAAGCATTTGGCGGAACAATGGCACAGGGCAAATATTCTATTAAAGATGCCTACGATGCCCTTGAATTAGCGGTTAACAAACATATTATGAATAATTTTCTTAAAACGGATGACTTTAATTCTTCTGTTGAGAAAGCAAAAACAGCTGTTAGGGCGTTCCAGGAAATGCTTAGTAAACTGCCCACGCAAAATAAAAGAACGGTTGAGATGGAGCAGTATCAGCAGTTTTCAACACCGCCAAATATTGCCTACTTAGCGGCTTGGGTATCTAACATAAACAAAAACGACACAGTTCTTGAACCAAGCGGGGGCATAGGTGGACTTGCTCTGTTTGCAAAATCTTGGGGAGCAGAGGTCCATCTTAACGAATTATCCAAAAGAAGGCTTGAAATTGTTAAGAACTTAGGGTTTGACGGCTATTATAACCTTAATGCTGAGCAAATAGACAACTTGTTGCCCGAAAGTATTAAGCCGAGCGTCGTTATTATGAACCCCCCTTTTAGTTCCGCTGCCACCCGTATGGGGGATAAGAACAGCACAGCTAATGCCAAAAGGCACATAGAACAAGCCCTTGCAAGATTAGAGCCTAACGGGCGTCTTGTTGCCATATTAGGGCAAGGAATGGAGTATTATTCATCCTTTAAACCTTGGTGGGACAGTCTATCGGAAAAATACAATGTTAGAGCAAACATCCGTATAAGCGGAGATAATTATAAGAAATATGGAACTTCTTTCGGCATTCAGTTGGTAGTGATAGACAAAACAGGGAAGACGACCAAACCTATTGAAACAGGTGTTTACGAAGACCTGCTACAAATACCAAAAGTATTGGAGAGTATAAGAAATGAAAGAGTTAATTACGGTAAACCAAACACAACTATCACAAGCGGTGAAGCTCCTGTTAAAGAACCCGGACCCAACAGGTCTGTATCTGATGCAGGCAATAGAGGAAACCAACTGGGCGAAAATAAACATCCAAACGGAGCTGAAAAGAGACCTTCGGGAAGCAATAGACCTAAAAGTAGAAACAATGACACCGGAGAAACAATACAAGTTTCTGACAACAGTTCAAGAGGAAAAGCAGGAACAGGACAAGGACAAAACGGCAATGTTAGAGGAGACAGCGAGAGAGGGAGCGTTGCCCCAATTAGTATCTCAAATGCTCAACAATCTTATGGCGAACTTAGAACTGAACCAATAGCCGAAGACATACAGAGTGAAGATGATGTTTATTCTAACTACACACCTAAAAAATTAGCTATTAAGGGAGCTAAACCCCATCTTACCACTCTCGTGGAAAGTGCTGCTATGGCGGCTATTGACCCCCCTGACATCGCTTATGCACCTCATCTACCCAATTCAATTATAACAAAGGGCGATTTAACTATTGCACAGTTAGAAACCGTTGTTTATGCAGGTCAAGCCCACTCTAAAACCTTGCCAAACGGGCAAACAAAAGGGTTCTTTATAGGTGACGGCACTGGTGTTGGGAAGGGGCGTGAAATAGCAGGCATAATACTGGATAATTTTAACCAGGGTCGCACAAAAGCGGTGTGGATTTCCACAGGGCAGAAGCTTTTTGAAAGTGCTAAAAGGGACTGGACCGGGCTTGGGGGCAACGAAAAAGACCTGTTTAATCTATCTGATGTTAAAGTATCAAACGGCATAATGCTTGATAAAGGCATAATGTATGCGTCGTTTGGAACTTTGCAGGGGGCATCAAAAGCAGACAATAAACGTAACAGGATTACACAGATATTAGAGTGGCTTGGTGAAGACTTTGATGGTGTAATTGTTTTTGATGAAGCCCATAAAATGGCAAACGCCGGAAAAAACAGTGAAGCTAAAAGGGGTAAAAGCAAAGCCACAGCAACCGCTTTACGAGGCATAGAACTGCAAAACCTTCTTCCAAAAGCAAGGGTGGTGTATTCCTCTGCTACCGGTGCTACTGAGGTGGGAAATTTAGCTTACGCATCACGATTAGGTTTGTGGGGCGAAGGAACATCATTTGCAGATGTAGATACCTTTATTAGCAAGATTGCCTCGGGCGGTCTTGCTGCAATGGAACTTGTTGCTCGTGATATGAAAGCTCTTGGTGTTTACATTGCACGTAACCTTTCTTATAAAGGTGTTGAGTATGACACATTAACCCACGACATCACCCCCGTGCAGGAAGAGATATATAACACTATGGCGACAGCGTGGCAAACAGTTCTGCAAAATTTGAATAAGGTTTTGTCCGATACTAATGCGGATAAAAATTCAAACGCTAAAAAGAACGCAAAAGCGGCTTTTTATGGGGCGATGCAACGCTTTTTCAATCAGGTTATTACATCTATGTCAATGCCTTCTGTCATAAAAGACATTCAGCGTGAGTTGGATGCCGGGCATAGTGCTGTAATACAGATAGTAAACACAAACCAAGCTGCGACTGACCGCAAGTTATCTGATATGGACGAAAATGACAGTTTAGAAGACTTAGATTTAACCCCTTCAGAGGGTCTGATTGACTTTCTTAGAAACAGCTTTCCCGTCTATGAATACGAAGAGACAGTTGACGATAACGGCAACACCGTGTCCGTTTTAGCGACAGATGGGGACGGCAATCCTATTGTAAGTAGAGAGGCAGTCAAAATAAGAGACGGCTTAATAGCTGATATCAAAGAAATGAAAGTTCCTGACGGACCACTTGAAATGCTTTTTGATGCTTTCGGGGTTGAAATGGTGGCGGAAGTTACCGGAAGAACCCGCCGTATAATTTCAAAAAAACAAGCGAACGGCGAAACAAAAAGGGCAGTTGAAAGCAGGGGTAAGAGCCACAGTCTCGCTGACATCAAAGCATTTCAAGACGGTAAAAAAAGAATACTGATATTCAGCAATGCAGGCGGAACAGGGGAGAGTTATCACGCGGATAAAAACGCTAAAAACCAGCAAAAAAGGATTCATTACCTGCTACAACCTGGTTGGAGTGCCTTTAATGCTACACAGGGCTTTGGGCGTTCACATAGAACAGGGCAAGTGTTGCCCCCTCTATTTAGGCTTGTTACAACTAATATTACCGGACAGAAACGCTTCGTAACGACAATTGCAAAAAGGCTTGATAGCTTAGGAGCGTTAACGAAAGGGCACAGAGGAACCGGTGGCGGTGGTATATTCGGACAAAAGGATAATCTTGAAAGCGAAATTGCAAGAGATGCCTTAGCAACATTTTATGGTTGGCTCGGAAGACACAACTCTATTACAGGTATTGCCGGTAAAGAAATCTTCACAAAAATGGGGCTTTACGAGAAATTTTATGATAAGTTTGGGATATTTAAACCCTCTAACGAGGATATATTAAGAGATATACCCACTTTCCTTAATCGTATTCTTTCCCTTGAAGTTAATATTCAGAACGCAACATTTGAACAGTTCAATTACTTTTTTGAACGGCATTTTAGTCACGCCGTTGAACTCGGGCAAGTTGATGTGGGACTTGAAAACTACATAGCTTCTAAAATTGACGTTAAAGACGAAGTAGTAATTCAAACTGATGAACAGAGCGGAGCAGAAACCAAATATGTTCAGCTTACTGCATACAAGAAAACAAAGCTAATACCTTACGGAGATTTAACCAACTTCAAGCCGAATTTTGTGGGGCTTGTTAAGGACGACAACGGCTCTGTAAAAGCGGTTTATCGCGTTGCTAATAAGACCCTTGCTAATGGGGATATAACAGAGGCATACGAGCTTTTATCTCCTGTTGTTGGGGTGAAGTCTAATTACATTCAAAAAACCCTTGACGAGAAAACAAAAACTATTCCTAAAACGGATTGGCTTAGGGAGTGGGAAAAAGAGACCGACAACGCCCCTGAATACACAGAAAACACAGTTCATATGCTTACAGGAACGCTGCTCCCAATATGGGATAAACTACCCACCTCTAACACACGGGTTATGCGGGTCGTTTCGTCTGACGGCAGACAGTATCTTGGGCGTATTATTCCGCCAAACGAGATTGACATAACTTTGTCTAAGTTTAAGACCGAAAGAACAAAAGAGATTTACACGCCTTCAAGTCTTTTCCGTTCTGTTATGGTCAAAGGGTTAGAGATTAAACTTGAAAGGGATAGAACAAAACTATCCCGGAAGCGGGTAAGTGGAGAATATCGTCTTGAAATTTCAGGGGATAACTCTTGGCAGTATCAACGCCAAATACCGGGTATAATAACCGAAACCATCCAATATGAAAGGCGTTATTTTATACCAACAGACGAAGCTACTGCTCTGCCTATCATAGAACGATTAACTAACTACAATCCGGTTGTAAGTGTTGAAAGCAAGCAAACTGTTTCCGAGGTGGACGCTTTAACCACAAGCACAGACTATCTCACATCTACATCTAATTCACCCGCAAAATTGGGTGTTGCCACCGGGGTGGACGCTTTAACCACAAGCACAGACTATCTCACATCTACATCTAATTCACCCGCAAAATTGGGTGTTGCCACCGGCGATAACTTAACTGGTAAAGCAAAAAAAGCATCCGAGATTGTTAAGCAATTTGAAACAAAGATTATGGATGCCACAGGTGAAAACTACATTATTAGAAATGGCAAGAAAACAACCCAGGGTTCTATTGGTGAGTTTAACCGCCGTGAATACTCTGTTCGCTTACGGAAAGCAAATGACATTCCTACACTGTCCCACGAGGTGGGTCATATGTTTGATACCCTTTATGAACTTAGCACAGGTCGGTCATCCGAAATAAACGCCGAGCTAACCCAACTTGGGGAAAACACTTCAAAGCCCAACTACAATCCCCCAAGAAAACGTCGTGAAGGTGTGGCGGAGTTTGTCCGTTTATACCTAACCGATTATGAGAATGCCGTAGCTACATCCCCTTTGTTTGCCTCTTTCTTTGAAAGAAGACTGCCATCGTCCGTGCTAATCGTTCTGAATGAGCTTAAATCTGATATTTGGAGCCTTACTAACCTTGACCCCGTTAGCCGAGTTAAATCGTCTATAAGCTTTAAGAGTGATAAAAAGCAAATCAAAATTAGTGAGAAATTAAACCCTATTGAGCTATTTAAAACGCTCTATTTTGGAGTAGTTGATGCTACATATCCGGTTGAGGATGCAGCGGGTGAGTTAGGGGGTAGTTCAGCTCGTCAAAATGTCGTTGAAACCCTCTCTGCTTTAAGAGGATATGAAGGCATAGCGATGTTTGATATTAACCCTCACGGACACGAGGGCAAGTATCAGACTACTCTTAACGGGGATAAAGTAGGAGACACTTTGTATGAGATACTTAAACCTATTCATACTGACGAAACTACAAGGACGGACTTTTGGGCGTATGCCGTTGCAAGGCGTTCAGAGGATTACTTCAACAGAGGACTTGAAATGCCCGACACAAAAGAAACTTATGAAGAAACCGTTCGCATAATGGAAGTTAAACACCCTGAGTTTAAAGACACGTTTGCTAAACTACTCGTTTATGAGGAAAACAATCTTAATTTACTTGTTGAAGGCGGCATCTATTCAGCGGATAAAATTGCTGAAATAAGAGAGGCAAACCCTAACCACGTGTCCTTAAAAAGAATACACGATACCCTTAACAGTGTAGCAGGTTCAGGCAGGAGTTTAGGCGGGTCAAAGAAGGTAATCAAATCATTGAAAGGCGGCGGGCAGGATATTGTTGACCCGGAAGAAAGCATAATTAATAACACATTTATAAACCGTTCAGTTGCAATGCGTAATGCTCTGCTCGTTAAACTGGCAGATTTAGCAGACAATGCAAAGGGCAAAGGGTTTATAATGGCGAAAGCCAAAACACAATTTAACGTGACTAAATTTAATCTTGAACAGCTTAAAGAGTTGATACAGCAACAAATGGGCGGGCTATTTGACAATGTTAATCTTGATGTGATGGCAAGAATATTCACGCCTAACTATTTAGCCGGACCTAATCAGATTGTTGTATATCGCAAAGGGCAACCGGTGTTGTATGATGTCAACCCCTTCTTGTATAATAGCATATCTTCTATGACTAATACACAGCAAAACTTGTTTTTAGAAGCCCTTATGTTGGCCGCGAGAATACAAAAAGCGGGTATTATATTTACCCCTAAATATCTTGCTTACAACTTGTCAAGAGACACCATCCACAATTTAGTGGCGTCAAGAAACGACATAAGTCCGGTTGATATCGCTTTGGGTTTTGTGTCTGCCTTGACAAGAGATAAGTATTACAAACTGGCACAGACCGAAGGAGCTTACACTAACTTCTATATGGCTAATGACAGACCCTTTCAGCAAGAGACTATTGACGATATGCTTGCAGGGACATCTCTTGCTAAACGCTTTTTAAATGCTTTAAGGCATCCTTCAGAAGTTGCTCACGGTATTCTTGAGCCGTTTGAAATGGCGGGTAAAATTGCAGAGTTCAAAAAACATTTAAAAGATGCGGGGTTTAGCCGTAAAGACATTGGGACGGCAGTGTATCAGGCAAGAGACTTAAACATTGATTTCCGTCGTATGGGGTATTGGACTAAAAAATATCAGCTTAACCGTTTGATTAATTTCTTGAATAGCCAAATACAAGGCGTTGATAAAACTATAAGACTGTTTGTAGACCCAAAAACGAGGTATAAAGCGACCTTCAAATCAATGTTGTATATTACCTTGCCGACGATATTCTTGTGGTGGCTTTGCCGCGATAATGACTATTATAAAAATTTACCCGCATACAGACGAGATTTCTTTTGGAACATCCCTCTCGGTAACCCCTCTACCACTAAGAACTTCTTGCCTATACCCCGCCCTTTTGAGCTCGGTCTTGTTTTTGGGGCTTTGCCCGAAAGAATACTGCGAACACTTTTTGAGGAAGACCCTATCTCTTTTAGTGGTTTTGGTGAGACAGTGCAGCAAGCATTAATTCCGGAGATAATGCCAACAGCTTTTCAACCTTTATACGAAGATGCTACCGGTAAAGACTGGCGTAACATCCCTATTCTCAATGCCCAAGATAAGATGCTCGGTGCAACTAATCCCGAATTGCAGTTTAACAGCTACACTTCGGAAACATCTAAGGCAATATCTAACATTGTTAAAGGGCTGCCTGTCCCTGACCTTCTTAAGTCGCCAAAACGACTTGACCATTTAATTAAGGGGTATACCGGAACGATGGGTGATGTTGCTCTTAACTCCGTTGACCAAATAACAGGAGCAAAAGAAGGTGTGCCTGTAATAGGGGGGTTAACACGCAATTTTGTTGTTGACGGGCTAAAAAGCTCACAAATACCTGACAACTATTACAGTTATAAAGAGACACTTGACAGTCAATATAAAGTAGCCCTTGTTACCGGTAAAGCTCCGCAAGGTTATAACAACGATGTCCGTAAATACTTTAATCAAATAAGTGAAGAGTTGACTAAAATTAAGAAAGCGGCATCCTTTTTAGAAAATACCCCAAACCCGGAGAAAGAGCAAAAGCTAAATAAGCTCAGAGAGACAGAACTTAAACTGATGAAGTCAGCGATTGAGCTTTACAACAAAAACAGGTAAGTGTGATTAATGACCGATTTTTGACCGACTACAAGAGACAAAACACCGTGTTAAGAAGTGAAATAAAGCTAAATAAAAAGACCGCTAAACCCTTGTATTGCGAGGGAATAGCGGTCTTTTAGGATTATACAGTTGCATAAGACCCTAATAATTACGAGTGAACCGCTCTACCGACTGAGCCACATCAGCAAATACAGTGTTTTGCAGGGTTTGACCGACTTTTGACCGACTTTTGACCGACTTTTGACCGACTTTTGACCGACTAAGCTTATTTTTTTAATGCGAAAAATCCAGCTTTTGAGCCTCCTGGATAGACTGCTCGTTTGTTAGATGCGTGTATATATTAAGGGTTGTTCTTATGTCTGAGTGACCAAGCCATATTTGGGCAGTCTTAACTGATATTCCTTTCTCAAAAAGTAATGTGGCGTAGGTATGTCTTAGTTGATGAGGTGTAAAATGTATTGCTTGTTTTGTTTCGCTATTCATAAATTCTATATAGCTGTCCCACAGGCGTCTAAGTGCTGTTTGGGTGAGCTGTTTGCCCCGTGATGCGGTGAATACATACTCAGTATCACCTTTGTTGTTCAGCAATACCGTTTTTAGAGGTTCAACAAGAGGTATTTTACGCACGCTGTTTTTTGTTTTTGGTTCTTTATTCTCGGGTTGATTAACAACATAAGATGCACTTTGTTTAATATGAATAAGATTATTTGCAAAATCTACACAGGTCCATTTTAATGCCGCCGCCTCTCCTATTCTCATTCCTGTATAAAGCAGTGCAAGAGCAAGGACGCCGCATCTGTGATTATCATAGTTTTCTGTTATGAATTTAATTGCAAACTCATTTACAGGTTGCCTCTCTGACTTATTTGTTTTAGGGGCAATAATGCCGTCTAAGTTAATGAACATTAGTTCCCTCTTTATTGCCTCTTTAAGAACCTGCAATAGTGTGATTTTAATCTTAACTATTGTTGCGGACGATAATCGCTTTTTAAAGGCGATTTCAGAGAGAAAATCTTCTATGTGGAATTGTCGGATATCCTTTAACAGATAGTGTGAGAAATAGGGCGTTATGTGGGTATTAAGGGCTATTCGGTATCCTTTATGCGTTGAAGGTTGAATGCCTTTTTTATTACTGAGCCAAAAAGATGCGAACTCTTCAAAGGTCTTTGTGCTTCCAGTAATAGGGACACCCTTGGAACGCCTTGAACGTGCTTCACTTGTAACAACTTGCAGCTCTGCTTTGGTTTTCGCATAAAAGGTTTTTTTTATCGGTTTTCCGTCTAAACCTCTGCCTATTGTTAGTGTGGATGTGTATCTACCGTCGGAACGTTTTTTCATTTAAGACCCCTTTCTGTTTCCCTCTTTTGTTCTTCCCAAATTTAATTAACCCCATCCGGTTGTCTTGCGGACAATAAAAGGGTTACGCCGTTTACCTGATAGCTTATACACTGTGCCATAGCCGTTAGGGTGTTTCATTTTTGCTCTGCATTCTCCTTTCTTTTACCTTTTCCCAAGCGGTGTTTACACTACTTGTGTCTTGCTTTTTGTCGGCTATATCCTTTTCACTTATCCACCGTAAAGTATATGGGCTAAGTATTTCCGTTTTGCCTGTAATAAGATTGGTCCTTATTTGATATGACTTACTTCCGTCAACTATTTTTTCGTATTTCATATACGGTTTAAAAACTATTGTGCCTATTATAAGAATTATAACGGTAAATGAAAAAAACAAATGTAACTTTTTCACACTGCCCACCCTTTCTGATAGCACTCAATCGCTTTACTGATTAACTGCTCTGAAACCCCAAAATACTCTGCGAGCTCCCACAGCTCTGTGTAGCCACAGGAGACCGCCTCATTTAGCTCATCTTTCGGGATGAGCTTTTTTATTGCCCAACGGTCGGCAAGCAGCTCGTGCTTAGCTCTTACATCATATTTACTATGGGCGTTATAAAAACCACCATAAAGGCAATGCCCTAATTCGTGGGATAACTGTTCTTTTTCCTCAGCTACGGTGCTTATTTGATTTGTGTCTATTGCAATAAAAGCATCTCCGGCTAATGGGGCTGAAATGGCTTTCAAACCGTTTAAATGAAAATCAAACACGCCAATGCCTTCTGCATCGGCGACTGCATACATTTCTGTCAAGGTCATTTTGTGTCTTGTCCTTTCTTTTGCGACTTAATATAGTTGACAAAATTAAGGATGTCCCACTTTTGTTCCTCTGAAAACTCCTTTGTGTCACCGCCGCTTGCGGCGAACAGCACATCTCTGAGTTGGTCGTCAAGGGTGGGTTCTTTTTCCCTGCCTAAAAGGTAGTCTGTGGTTACTCCGAAGTAGTCGGCGATTTTGGTTAAATGTTCTTCACTGGGTTGTATAGATTGTTGAACCCACTGGGTATACGAATAATTGTCAATTTTTAAATCAATTAACATTTTGCGATGCTCAATACCTTTTCGTTTGCACAAATCAAAAATCCTATGCAAGGCAGTAATTTCATAATCGATTTTCTCACTTCCTAAAAGATAATCAATAGACACACTAAAACGTTCTGAAATTTCTTTAAGTATGTTTAAGTTTGGACTAACTCCATTTTTCCAATTAGTTACATTGCTTTTACTAATACCAAGACTTACAACTAAATTTGTTACTGATATACCTTCCTTTTCGCAAAGTTCCTTTAATTTGTTATAAAACACAAAAATCGCCCTTTCTTTTTGTTTATTCCTACAAAGTTCTATAAATAGAACAAAATCTATTGACAAGTTCTACTTATAGAACTATACTATAACCAAGCAAACGCAGTGGGTGCAACAAGCCCCTCGTAGTGTGCTTACTGAATAAATAGGTGTATATGTTTGTGTGGTAACTCCATAATACACCATTTATTTTCAAAATGCAATAGCCAAGAAAAAAATTTGAAAGGAAGAGAGAAATGCCATTTAAATGTAAGAACTGTGCGTTTTTTGTAGGAGAGGGGTGCGACTTTAATTTTCAAAGTGCATCCACAGCAAATGGGACAGAACCACAGGACGCAAAGGAAGTTGCTATTTGCCGTGATTATGAGGAGACTGACGACAATGGATAAAACAAAGCTTATTCAATCAATGCATAACATAATGCTCTGTATGAATAACGAGGACGCATATAGCGAATGGGTTAGGACAATGCCTGATTGTGCGGATGATGAAGACATAAAGTATATCGCAGAAGATAGTGAATTATACATTGAGACTGTTCAGGAGTTCATTCGCATTTTCAAGGGATATGCTGACGACGGACTTTATGTTGAACGGATAAATGTGTGGCAAGAAGGATATAAATAGCTGAAAGGATGAGCTAAGTGGAGCAAGATAAGATAGTGTTTTTGGTTAGAAAGCCGGTTCCCAATACCACTACAAGGGTGGTTAGAGTTACGGCTGACACCTACGATGTGATTGAGGGACTGCAAAGGCAGACGGGAATACATACCTCACAAATACTTAAACGATTTGTGGATTTCTGCATTGAGAAGGTTGTTATTAAAGAGGTTGATATTGAGCTTGACGGTGGGGGTGAGTAGATGGATATAGGTAAGAATTTAACTGTCCTTATGGAGAAGAAAGGTTTATCACAAGGGCAACTTGCAGAGATGGCAGGCATATCACAGCCGCACCTTTGTAATGTTATCAAAGGGAAGAAATGTCTTAGCGTTATGGCACTTAAAGCAATAGCCGACGAGTGCAAGGTTAGTATGGACGAGTTGACAAAGTGAGGATGGTAAAGAATGTGGGAATTGACAGATGAATTGAACAGGTTGAGGACATCGTATGAGCAGTTAGAAAAAGATGTTTGCAAAAATTGCGAGGACAGGCTCGGTATTCCTTGCTTGGTCGCTCCGAGATGTGAAAAGTTGAAAGGATTGAAAGCGGATGAGCAGTAATAGCGGCGAGAAGATTATATTATCCGCTGCGGACATTAAGGAGCTGACCGGTTGGGGTATTAATCAAGTTTATGAGCTTATGCACAGCCGATACTTCCCTTCTTTTAAGAGAGGTCGGAAATTCTTTGTTCTTAAAACGGAATGGCAAAAATGGCTTGAAAGGCAGAGGGCGTAAGATGATTAGATGTAAATTTTGGTCTTGCTTAGATGTGGATAAGAACCTGTGTTGCCACAGCTGCGAGAAAAAGGAAAGCTGTATGAAAGCGTGCCTTAATCACCCTGAACGGTGTAAAGGGGCTAACAGAGAGGATGTTAAGAGTGAGAAGAGGAAAAAGATATAAAGTAACAGTGGATAGTAAGGTGTTTGAGAGGGGTTTAACTGTAATTATTTTCGTGTTTGGATTATTAGGGTTTTGCAATCAGTTTTTCAGAGGTATCACTGATATGTTTTGGGTGTTCGTCGTGTTTATGGGGGCTGCGTTAATCGCGGTTACTTTCAAAAGAAAGGAGTAGACACGGATGAACATATTGGGTTTCTATTGGCTTGAATTTTTAGGGATATGTGTTGTATGTGTGTTTCTCGGTCTTTGTGTTTTAGGTATTTTTGCAGGGGTAAACCGCATTATATTTCTGCTTAGAATGTTGTGGAAGGGCGATGAAGAAGATGAGTGAAACGGTTTTTGAGGTTGAGAACAAATTCAGAAAAAACGGCGATTATGTTAATCGGTATTATTACAAAAAAGGCAGTAGCTTTATAAGGGTTGTTCAAAAATACGGAACTGTAACAGTGGCAGACGAATATGTGGAGTATGACAACCCCGAAGAAGCACAAGCTGTTTTTAATAATTATTAGAAAAGGAAGGTAAAAACAAATGGATGTAACAATCAAAATCACAGGCATTGAGGGCTTAGTTGATGCCCTTAACAGGTTAGTAGGAGTTATTCCTATGCAACAGGCTCCTACGCAACTACCCCAGCAACCAACACCCGTGCAACAGCAAGTGCCCACTTGGGTGCCACAGGTCCAACCCGACAGTATTGACCAATTCATAGGGCAGGTAGTGCCTACTGGTATGCAACCGACGGCAGTTCCGCCCGGTATGCCCAATCCGCAGATAGCGGCACCTACACCGACGGCAGTTCCTGTCACCCCTAAGCTCTACACCCTGGATGAGCTTAGAACAGCTTGTGCCCCTTTGATGGATGCGGGCAGGCAGAACAATTTAGCGCAGCTGATTAACTCCTTCGGGGTTCCTTCACTGGTGGCACTGCCTACTGAAATGTACGGGGCGTTTGCGACTGCAATTAGGCAGATGGGGGCGAAGATATGAGCGAACGCAAACACGCTCTTCTAAGTGCGTCCGGTGCAGAAAGGTGGATTAAATGCACCCCGTCAGCACGATTAGAGGAGCAACTACCCGTAAAGGAAAGCTCTTACGCAGACGAAGGGAGTTTAGCACACGAGATAGCCGAGCTTAAGCTACGCAAGGCGTTTACCGAACCGATGGGTAAAAAAACATTTGACACCCGCCTTAAAAAGCTACAAGAGAAGGAGCTATACAGTCCCGAGATGCTTGGATATACTGACGTGTATCTTGAATATGTTAGCAGCATTGTTCACGGACTGCCCTCTAAGCCAATAATAGTGGTAGAGAAAAAGCTTGATTTCTCACATATAGTTCCCGAGGGTTTTGGGACAGGCGATTGTCTCATACTTCACGGCAGCACATTGCACATAATTGATTTTAAGTATGGAAAAGGTGTTCCGGTATCGGCAGAGTATAACCCTCAGATGATGCTATACGCAATAGGGGCTATTGATGGCTACCGTATGCTGTATGACATTGATAGGGTGTTTATAACAATAGTTCAGCCACGGCTTGACAGTATATCTACTTGGGAGACAAGTGTAGTTGACTTAGTTAAATGGGCGGAATGGGTAACCCCTATTGCACAGAAGGCGTTCCGCGGAGAGGGGGAGTTTGTTGCAGGGGAGCATTGTAGGTTTTGCAGGGCTAAGGCTCAGTGCAGAGCAAGAGCAGAAGAAAATCTTAAACTTGACCAGTTCTACCCGTTAAAGCCCCCTCTCATATCAGACGACGAGGTAGGCGAGATTTTAACCCTTGCTAAGAATTTAGCTAAATGGGTATCAGATATTGAAGAGTATGCATTGGCACAGTGTTTAAGCGGTTACGAGATTAAAGGGTGGAAAGTGGTTGAAGGTAGAGCAGTTAGAGCGATTACGGATTTTGAGAAAGCGTTTGAAGTGCTTAAAGGTAATGGGTTTGATGAGGCGATGCTATATGAGAGAAAGCCGATAACTCTAACCGCTATTGAAAAGCTGACAGGCAAAGCGAAGTTTAACGAGCTGTTAGGTGGGTATATTGAGACACCGCCTGGCAAGCCTACATTAGCACCGCAAGAGGATAAAAGAGAACCCTTACAAAGAGTATCAGCAGGACAGGATTTTTTGAATTAAGAAAGGATGTTAAAAATGTTTGAATATTTAAAATTCAAGGAGCAGACCGAGGCTGTGTGCCTTAAAGCTGTTGAACAGGACGGCGACGCATTGCGTTATGTCAAGGAGCAGACCGAGGCTGTGTGCCTTAAAGCTGTTGAACAGGACGGCGACGCATTGCGTTATGTCAAGGAGCAGACCGAGGCTGTGTGCCTTAAAGCTGTTGAACGCAACGGCTACGCATTGCGTTATGTCAAGGAGCAGACCGAGGCTGTGTGCCTTAAAGCTTTTGAACAGGACGGCGACGCATTGCGTTATGTCAAGGAGCAGACCGAGGCTGTGTGCCTTAAAGCTGTTGAACGCAACGGCTACGCATTGCAGTATGTCAAGGAGCAGACCGAGGCTGTGTGCCTTAAAGCTGTTGAACAGGACGGCGACGCATTGCGTTATGTCAAGGAGCAGACCGAGGCTGTGTGCCTTAAAGCTGTTGAACGCAACGGCTACGCATTGCGTTATGTCAAGGAGCAGACCGAGGCTGTGTGCCTTAAAGCTTTTGAACAGGACGGCGACGCATTGCGTTATGTCAAGGAGCAGACCGAGGCTGTGTGCCTTAAAGCTGTTGAACGCAACGGCTACGCATTGCAGTATGTCAAGGAGCAGACCGAGGCTGTGTGCCTTAAAGCTGTTAAACAGGACGGCGACGCATTGCGTTATGTCAAGGAGCAGACCGAGGCTGTGTGCCTTAAAGCTGTTGAACAGGACGGCTACGCATTGCAGTATGTCAAGGAGCAGACCGAGGCTGTGTGCCTTAAAGCTGTTGAACGCAACGGCTACGCATTGCAGTATGTCAAGGAGCAGACCGAGGCTGTGTGCCTTAAAGCTGTTGAACGCAACGGCGACGCATTGCGTTATGTCAAGGAGCAGACCGAGGCTGTGTGCCTTAAAGCTGTTGAACAGGACGGCTACGCATTGCGTTATGTGGAAATTAGAAGTGAAAAACTGACAAAGCTATATTCCGTATATGCGGAAGAATATAAAGAGTGGATGAGAAAGGACGTTAAAAATGGCTAATCAACAACAAGACCCTAAAAGAGTGTCAACCGGGGTTTGCCGCCTAAGCTATTGCTTTCTAACTAAGAAGAGACCGGCAAGAGAACCAGGCGAGAAGGAAAAATACAGCGTTACTATTCTTATACCTAAGAGTGATATGGCGACTAAGCAGAGAATAGACGCAGCGTTTACGGCTGCTGTGCAAGAAGGCGTTACGGGTAAGTGGGGCGGAGTTAGACCCCCGCAGATTGCAAACCCTGTGTATGATGGTGACGGTCTTCGTCCGCAAGGCGAACCATTTCCCGCCGAGTGCAAAGGTCATTGGGTGCTAACCGCCAGCACAGAGAACAAACCTGAGATAGTGGATGTTGCAATGAACTATATTCTTGACCCTACACAGATATACAGCGGTATGTTTGCACGAGTAAGTGTCCGATTTTTTGCCTACCTCAAAAACGGCAAGAAGGGTATAGGTGCCGGTTTAGGTAACGTAATGAAGATGGCAGATGGTGAACCGCTTAGCGGAAGAACCGACGCCGCATCTGACTTTGGCGAACCTTTACCATTGCCAGGTGATTTTAATCAACCTTATGCTGCACCTGCCCCACAGTATCAAGCACCGCAATACCCTCAACCAATGCAACAGGGTTTCCCGCAAGGGCAAGGCGGATACGGTCAGCCCTACGGGACACCTACACCGGCACCTGCCCCGCAGTATCAAGCCATTGACCCAATTACAGGCAAGCCCGTTATTGGCGGTGTTATGGGGATATGAGACATCTGCACATTGACATTGAGACTTTTTCAGATGTGGACATTAAGGAAGTGGGACTGTATCGCTATGTGCAGTCCCCTGCCTTCCAGGTTCTACTACTGGCATATGCGTTTGATGACGAGCCCACACAGATTATTGACCTCGCAAGCGGCGAAGAAATACCTTTTGAGGTTATGCGGTCTCTGTTATCGCAGGACACTTTAAAGCTCGCTTACAACGCCTCTTTTGAGTGGTATTGCCTTTGCAAACACTTAGAAGTGCCTATGCCTCAGGCGTGGCTACCGCAGTGGCGTTGTGTAATGCTACACAGTATGTATTGCGGTTACCCTGGCGGACTTGCTAATGTAGGAACAGCAATGAGCATAAGCCAAGACAAGCAAAAGCTAAGCACCGGTAACAGCCTGATTAAGCTTTTCTGCACCCCGACTACACCCACAAGCAGGAACGGCCAACGCACGAGAACACTGCCACACCACGAACCTGAAAAGTGGATGCTGTTCAAGGACTACTGCAAGAGAGATGTGGAAGCCGAACGAGAGATAGAAAATAAGCTTGTTAACTTCCCAGTCCCTAAGCCCGAACAGGAGCTTTGGGAGATAGACCAAGAGATTAACCTCGGCGGGGTAGTGGTTGACCTCTCTCTGATTGAAGGAGCCATATACTGTGACACCGCTGTAAGGGAAGCTCTTACAGCTGAGGCGGTCTCTCTTACAGGGCTTGATAATCCTAACAGCGGTAAACAGATTATAGAATGGCTTAACACTGAGGTTGACGATATAGTAGAAGACATACAGAAAGGCACTGTTAAAGACTTAATACAAGCTACCGACAACCAAAAGGCAGTCCGTGTGCTTGAAATTAGGCAAGAACTATCAAAGACAAGCAACAAAAAATACCATACTATGGATGCCTGTGTATGCTCCGATGGGCGTATAAGAGGGCTTTTGCAGTTCTACGGAGCTAACCGCACAGGCAGATGGGCTGGACGACTTGTGCAGGTGCAGAACCTGCCGCGTAACTACCTTCACACATTAGACCAAGCAAGACAACTCGTGCGAGCAAAGAACTTAGACGGGGTTAAACTGCTATATGGCAATGTGTCCGACACGCTTTCACAGTTAATAAGGACGGCGTTCATACCATCAGAAAGCAACTCTCTGTTTATCGCTGACTTCTCTGCCATAGAAGCAAGAGTTATAGCTTGGTTAGCCGGAGAACAGTGGCGACTTGATGTGTTTGCCTCACACGGAAAAATATATGAGGCATCAGCTGCTCAGATGTTCGGGGTGCCTATTGAGAGTATAGGCAAGGGCAGCGACCTTAGACAGAAGGGAAAGGTGGCTGAGCTTGCATTGGGTTATCAAGGTGGACCGCCCGCACTTGAACAGATGGGGGCTTTAAATATGGGGCTTACGATAGACGAGCTACCTGATATAGTGGCAAGGTGGCGAGGGGCTAACAGGCGTATTGTTGACCTTTGGTATGCCGTGGAGAGAGCGGCAATTAATACTGTTAAGACAGCAACACAGACCGGTTGCAGAGGCATACTATTTAACCTTGAAGAGGACTACCCTAACAGGCAACGCTTTCTCACTGTTGTGCTACCGTCAAGGCGAAAGCTGTTCTACTGTAACCCCATACTGTTGACAGGCAACTATGGCAAGGAGCAGCTCTACTATAACGGGATGAACCAAACAACCAAGAAGTGGGAGCAGTCCTCTACATACGGCGGAAAGCTCGTGGAGAATATTGTTCAGGCAATTGCAAGGGACTGTTTAGCAGAAAGCTTGGTAAAGCTACACAATTATGGTTTTAATGTGGTTATGCACATACACGACGAAGTTGTAATAGATGCCCCTAAGGGGACAAGCATTGAGCATATCTGTTCCATTATGGGTGAGCCGATAGCGTGGGCACCTGGACTACTGCTTAAAGCCGACGGCTTTGTAACGGACTATTATAAGAAGGATTGATTTAATGATTGCGGCGGATTGGTTATGGATTAAAGGATATGAAGGGCGATACAAGATAAGTATATATGGCGAAATCAAGAGAGTTGATAGCACAAGGTGGACCCGCCCACTCGTTAAGAGCATTAAGAAAGGCAAAGAGTGCATAAAATTAACCCGATTTAACGGGGTTAGGGAGTGGTATCTTGTTCATCACCTTGTAGCAGGAGCATTCCTTCCACCAAAGCCCGGTCTAAAACACGTATTAAGGCATATAAACGGTAGCAAGTGTGACAACTTCTATATGAACCTTGAATGGGTTACACGGGAGCAACTTGGCAAGGACACCGGAGCCAAAAGCCGGAGACGAGCGGTTAGCAAGTCTACTGCCGACGGCGAAGTGATATCACTTTACCCGAGTGCAAGAGAAGCGGGTCGGCAAAACTATATGAGCTACCAAACAGTTATGGACAGATGCAACGTAAAGTGCAAGAGCAAAACTGCACCCGACGGGTTCGTTTATCAGTGGGCAGACAACCTTGAATTACAAGAAGGAGCTAACTCCTATGATACTACAAAATAACAGGCAACTTAATATATCAACGGCAGGCAACCGTAAGGCAATACTTTGGAAGCAGGAGACCGTCTACTGGTCGGAGCTCATAACTCGCTTTCAAACACCTGTCAAAAGCACAGAGACCCTCGCACAATACCTTGCAATGCCTAAGCCAAAGCAAGACGAGCTTAAAGACGTAGGGGGCTTTGTGGGTGGAACGCTTAAAGACAACCGACGCAAGGCAAATAATATCCTTACAAGGGATATTGTAACTCTTGACTTTGATAACATACACGCTAATGGCACAGACGATGTGCTAAGGCGTGTAGAGGGCTTAGGGTGTGGTTATGCAGTGTATTCTACTCGTAAGCACAGTCCATACAAGCCCCGACTTAGGGTTATAATACCCCTTGACCGTTCTTGCACGGCTGATGAATATGAGCCAATAGCACGAAAGATAGCTTTCCTTATAGGTATAGAACTGTGCGACCCTTCAACCTTTGAGGCGAGCCGTCTTATGTATTACCCCTCTTGTTGTTGCGACAGTGTGTATGTATGCACTTACTCAGATAAGCCGTTCGTATCTGCTGACGGCATACTCGCTACATACTCTAACTGGCATAATATTACTGAGTGGGCGGTTGTTCCCGGCACAGCACAAGCCCATATTAAGTTAGCCGCTAAGCAGGGCGACCCTCTTGCTAAGGGGGGCGTTGTGGGTGCATTCTGCAAGACTTATGACATACACTCCGTCATAAACATCTTCTTATCGCAGGCATACACCCCCTGTGACGACGGCACAGACCGCTACACCTTTACCGGTGGCTCAACCGCCGGCGGGGCTGTTGTGTATAACGACGGAGCTTTCCTCTACTCGCATCACGCAACAGACCCCGCCGGCGGTAAGCTGTCTAACGCGTTTGACCTTGTTCGCTTGCATCGGTTCGGTGAGCTTGACGACGACGCAAAGCCCGACACACCCTCTAATCGTATGCCGTCTTATGTAGCGATGTGCGAGCTTGCTCTATCAGACAAGCAGGTGGCTACACTTATACAGCAGGAGAGGTATCAAGAGGCGGTTAGTGAGTTCACTGACATTCCCGATGAGACGGCTAACTGGATAAGTAAGCTATCCGTCAATAAGCAGACCGGCGTTGTGTCTAAGACGGTTGATAACATTCTCATTTTGCTTGAAAATGACCCATTACTTAAAGGCAAGCTCGCTTTTGACGAGTTCGCTAACAGGGGGCTTGCACTTGGCGTGTTACCCTGGGACGGACGAGCTGAACGTAGGCAGTGGACAGACACCGACGACTGTGGGTTAAGGCACTACATAGAAAAAGTCTATAATATTACAGGTAAGGACAGAACGAACGACGCCACTGCTCTGTGTGCGTTTAAGCACCGTATTAACGATGTGAGAGACTACCTTACATCGTTAAGGTGGGACGGCGTTAAACGGCTTGACACACTGCTTATTGACTACTTAGGGGCAAAGGATACTCTATATGTAAGAGCTGTTATACGCAAGTCATTATGTGCAGCTGTGGCAAGGGCAATGACACCCGGTTGCAAGTATGATTATATGCCTATCTTAGCAGGTCCACAGGGCATTGGTAAAAGCACCTTTCTTCGCTTGCTTGGCCGGCGTTGGTTCTCAGACAGTCTGGGCACCTTTGAGGGCAAGGAAGCAAGTGAGATGATACAAGGCACCTGGCTTAACGAGATAGGTGAGCTTAACGGTATGAACCGTTCTGAGACGAACGCAATTAAACACTTTCTTAGTCGGACAGAAGACATATACCGTGAGCCATATGGCAGACGAACAGCATCCTATCCAAGACGATGTGTGTTTTTTGGCACAACGAATGATAAAGAGTTCTTGCGTGATGCAACAGGTAACAGGCGTTTTCTGCCTGTGGATGTGGGACTTAATGCCCCGAGTAAAAGCGTGTTCAAGGACTTAATAGCCGAAATTGACCCTATATGGGCAGAGGCATTCTGCTTGTGGCAACTTGGTGAGCCGTTATATCTTACAGGCGACGAAGAACAACAGGCGTTGCAGGAGCAGGAGAGCCACAAGGAGAACAACGCCAAAGAGGGTCTTATAAGAGAGTTTCTTAATAAGGAAGTGCCTATTGGGTGGGATATGAGAGATGCTACAAGTAGGCGTGCATATTGGTCTAATGAGTTTAACACAGTTGTTCCAGTGGAAACTGTTGCAAGAGAAAGAGTGTGTGCCGTTGAAGTGTGGGTTGAATTATTCGGCAGTGAGACACGGTATATGAAGCAATCTGATACACGCGAAATTAATGCAATAATAGGCCGTATTGAGGGATGGGAACCGACAGGGCACACAGCAAGATTTGGGTGCTACGGAGTTCAAAGAGGGTTCAAAAAGAGGGTGTAACAGTTGTAACAGATTGTTTGTAACAGATTTTCAACTGTTACAAAGTGAGTAACAGTTGTAACAGATTTTTTGTGAAGTGTTACACGGTCTGTTACTTAGAAAACACAGGGCTAACGGCTATTTGTAACAGTTGTAACAGATTTTTATTATAAAGGTATAAATAGAGGTAATAGGGACTACACGCAACGCCTAACACGCCTAACACCCCTGTACACGTATATATATAGGAAAAAAACTGTTACAACTGTTACAGAAACAAAAAAAAGCAAAGGAGTGCAAAAAATGAGAGAGTATCAAGTTGAAGATTTGTTGAGGGACGGAGTGAAGAAAATTGGCGGAAAGGCATACAAGTTTGTTTCGCCTGGCAACGCAGGTGTGCCTGACCGTGTTGTCATACTCCCTGGGGGGCACGTGTGTTTTGTGGAGCTTAAAGGCACCCGCGGAAAACTGTCCCCTTTGCAGACAATGCAGATAAGCACCATCAGCAGACTGCAAGGTGACGTCCGCGTAATCAGTAGCAAAGAACAGGTAGAAGAGTTTCTTGACTACTGTAAGTTTATCGTTAACGAGGTGAAGTAGCCGTGCAATTTATACCGCACACATATCAGCGTTACTGTATTGAAAGATTAATAACCGACACATCTCTCGGGTTGTTTCTTGATATGGGACTTGGCAAGACGGTTATAACCCTTACGGCAATAAACGATTTGAAGTTTAATCGTTTTTGCATAAGCAAGTGTCTCGTTATAGCCCCTAAGAAGGTAGCACTTGGCACTTGGAGCAAAGAGGCAATTAAGTGGGACCACCTCAGACATCTTAGAGTTATACCCGTGCTTGGGACTGAGAACCAACGAATTAAGGCACTGAACACACCAGGGGACATATTTGTAATCAATCGTGAAAATGTTGAGTGGATTGTTAAGCATTACAGCAACGAGTGGTGTTTTGATACGGTTGTAGTTGACGAGTTTAGCAGCTTTAAAAACCATCAGGCAAAGAGGTTCAAAGCACTTACCTGGGTCAGAAATCACATCAAACGTTTTATTGGGCTAACCGGCACGCCGGCACCCAACGGGTTGATTGACCTTTGGGCACAAGTGTATTTACTTGACCAGGGTCAACGCCTCGGTAAAAAGGTAACTCATTTTCGGGAGAGATATTTTGAGCCGGACAAACGAAACCGAGATACCGTATTCTCATATGCACCCAAGCCAGGAGCTGATGAGGTTATAAGGCAGTTAATTGGCTCTATCTGTGTTTCAATGAAAGCAGAGGATTATTTAGAGCTACCTGACTGCATATCGGTTAATGTTCCGGTGGTTCTTGATAAAAAAGCACAGCAGGCATATGACAAGTTGGAACGCCAAGCCCTCTTAGAGGTTGAAGAGGGAACTATTAATGCAGGCACTGCTGCCGTGTTAACTGGTAAGCTATTACAGCTGTGCAACGGTGCGGTGTATGATGACAATAGGGAGATAATACCAATACACGACTGCAAGATAGATGCGTTCACCGAATTAGTTGAAGGGCTTAACGGTCAACCGGCATTGGTATTTTATAATTTTCAGCACGATTTGTTCCGTATTAAGAAAGCATTAGAGCCGTTGAAGCTTAGGGTTAGGGAGCTTAAAAGCACCACAGATGAAGATGACTGGAACAAACGTAGCATTGACATTCTCCTTGCACACCCAGCGAGCTGTGCATACGGACTTAACTTGCAAAAAGGCGGCAACCACGTTATATGGTTCGGGCTTAATTGGAGCTTAGAGCTATATCAGCAGGCAAATAAGAGATTGCACCGGCAGGGGCAAACCGAGAAGGTTATTATACACCACCTTGTCGTTGAAGGGGGCGTAGACGAGGATGTTGTTAAGGCGTTAGATGATAAGAGCAGCACACAAGACCGTCTTATGGAAGCCCTTAAAGCAAGGATTGAGAAAGCACACAAGGAGGATGCAAATAATGCCTAAATTAATACATTGTCCATTCTATTTATACGAGAGAGGATGTGAAATACACTGTGAGGGTAAGAGGGTTAAGCAGTTCTCGTCGCCACTGTGTAAGACGATACACATAGGCAAGCACTGCGGGAGCATATTGGGATGGCAAGGTTGCGAACAAGCATCAAAAATCAACGAGAAATATGAGGAGAAAGAGTATGTTTAATATTTTTGACAACACAAAGAAAATGAACCGCTTGGTTCAGGATAATAAGAGACTGAAAAATGAGCTTGAAAACGAGAAAGTCAATAAAGGCAGAGCCTTGCATATGATTGATGTTCGCAACAGGATAATAGAGAGCAGGGATAGAGAGCTTGCGAACAAGGATGCATTAATAAAGTCGGCATCCGCATACATAGGTGCGATAATGATTAAGCGAGGGGTTCAAGAGATATGGCTTGAAAGAGAGCAGATAACCGAGGTAATTGAGAAATGCGAGCTTTCGTGGGAGCCGTCTGAGGGGGGGCTTGGTGTCTGCATTAGGGTTAAATTTAAAGAGGAAGAGGTTAAGGGGGAATAATTCCTCTTAACTTTTGCGTGTTTTTTAACGACTTTTTGTTTTTGTTCTGATATCATTAATTCAAAGGGGGGGGTGCTTATGTTTGAGTATGCGTGGAAACATTGACTGGATTGCAATTAAAAATGAATACATTACAGGGGCGGTTACATATAAGGTTCTTGCAGCTAAGCACGGCATCTCAGAACAGAATCTGAGGCATAGGGCAGGTCGTGAGAAGTGGAGCGATGATAAACGCACGCTCGCAACGCACATAGCACAAAAAAGTGTGTGTAAAGCAGTTGAAAAAGCGGTTAAGCGAAATAGCGACATTCTCGCTAAGGAATTTAGGCTTGCAGACAACATTACAAAGATAATTGAAAATGCTATTAAAGACCCTAAGCAGTTCAACAAGCACTTAATTACCCGTAAAGAGGGAGAATATCAAGGCAGCTCATCACAGTGGGTAGAAGTGCAGGAGTTTGATGTTTTAGACACTAAGCGACTTAAAGACATTACCGATACGCTTGCAACGAACACTGCCCTTAAACGCCTTATAAAAGGCATCTTAGATGTCAAGGACGAAAAACGCTTAAAGCTTGACCGTGAACGCTTAGAGCTTGACAAGACAAGATTGGACGTCTCAGCTGACGAGGATAGCGACGAACAGGGAGTGGTGTATCTGCCACAGACTGACGAGAGCTTGACGGATGATGCTGTCATTGAAGAGGTCAAGACGATTGATACAGGAAGAGTGGTTGACGACTATGAGTAACACGGCTTGGGCACCACAGCCAAAGCAGAGACGGTTTTTGTGCCGCCCTGAATACGAGGTGCTGTATGGGGGTGCAGCCGGCGGGGGTAAGTCTGACAGCTTATTAGCAGAGGGCTTACGGCAGGCAGATAAGAAGCGTTACAGGGCTTTAATTCTACGGAAGACCTTCCCGGAGTTAGAGGAGCTTATCAATCGCTCGTTGGAAATTTACCCGAAAGCATTCAAAAAAGCTAAATACAACGACAATAAGCACTGCTGGACTTTTCCTTCCGGAGCAAAGATATACTTTGGGTCAATGCAGCACGCCAAAGACCGCAAGAGATACGCAGGAAGGCAATACGCATACATAGCGTTTGATGAACTGACGCATTTCACTTATGACGAGTACAGTTTTCTTTTCTCGCGTAACCGCTGTGCTGACCCCTCAATCAGGTGCTACATCAGAGCGGGAACTAATCCGGGCGGAATAGGACACGGTTGGGTCAAGGAGCGGTTTATAACAGGTAAAATTCCGTTAAAGACATACAAAACGCTCATCACTATTGACGGCAGAGAATACGAACGAACCAAAACATTCGTTCCAGCTACCGTCTATGATAATGAGGAGCTGTTGAAGGGCAACCCTGATTATGTGGCATCGTTGGCACTACTCCCCGATGCAGAGCGAGAGGCACTGCTTGGGGGTAGTTGGGACAGTTTCACAGGGCAGGTGTTCCGAGAATGGAGAAATGACCCCACGCACTACACCGATATGAGGTGGACGCACATTGTGAAGGCGTTTATACCGCCTAAGGAGTGGCAGAGATACAGAGTGTTTGATTTTGGCTACTCCAAGCCGTTTAGTGTTGGGTGGTATGCAATGGATACGGACGGCTCTCTATACCGCTACCGTGAGTTGTATGGCTGTGGTTCCGAGCCAAACACAGGAGTTAAGTGGGAGCCAAACGAGATAGCCAAGCAGATTAGAGAGATAGAGGATAAAGCAGAGAGAGGCAACAGCATTATAGGCATTGCAGACCCTTCCATATGGGACAAGAGCAGAGGGGAGAGCATTGCACAGATGATGGAGCGACAAGGGGTGTATTGGGAGAAAGCTGATAACGAACGCATAGCGGGTAAAATGCAGATACATTATCGCTTAGCATTTGATGAGAACGGAGTTTCCAAGCTGTATGTAATGGACACGCAGAGGCATTTCATAAGGACAATCCCTGCTCTTGTGTATGATGCGGTGAAGGTTGAGGATGTTGACACCAAGCAGGAAGACCACATATATGACGAGCTTCGGTATATGTGTATGTATGCCCCTGTTCCCCCGAGGCAGAATGTTATGCACAAGGCAAAGCCCTACAACCCTCTTGAAGAGGAACAGACCCACGACAAGTATGGATTTTACAGGATTTAAGGAGTGAAAAAAATGCGAACAAAAAAAGGCACTTCCGCCGTTATTGGAACGGAGCAAGAGACATTGGGCAGAGTAGGTCCTGTTAACAACGATACTGTGAGAGAGCTTACACAGGTGCTGACGGACTACAAGAACGGCAAAAAATCGTTGGATGAACGCATAATTGAGAACGAGAAGTGGTATAAGCTGCACCATTGGGATGTGATGCGTAAAAAGCAGACGAACAATACCGACCCCGAGCCGGCTTCCGCTTGGCTTTTTAACACAATCGCAAATAAGCACGCTGACGCAATGGATAACTATCCCGAGCAAATAGCACTGCCAAGGCAGAGAGACGACGAAGAGCAAGCGACAATGCTTTCTTCCGTGCTGCCTGTGGTGTTTGAGCGTAACGAGTTTGAGGATACCTACGATAAAGCGTGGTGGTATAAACTTAAACACGGCACATCCTGCTACGGGATATTCTGGGACACGTCGCTTGAAAACGGCTTAGGTGACATAGCAATACGCAAGATAGACCTGCTTAACCTCTTTTGGGAGCCGGGAATTACTGACATTCAAGCATCAAGCCGTCTGTTCGTGGTTGACCTCATAGACAACGAGGTTCTAAAAATGCTTTATCCGTTTTTAGAGGGTAAGCTCACAGGCAACCCGATAGAGATAGGCAAGTATCAGTTTGATGACACAGTAGACACATCTAAAAAATCACTCGTTGTAGACTGCTATTATAAAAAAGCTGTTAGTGGCGTTAGCACGGTTCATATTATCAAGTTTGTTTCGGGAGAGCTAATATATGCTTCCGAAAATGACCCCTCATATGCCACAACAGGTATTTATGAGCACGGTTTATATCCTCTTGAATTTGACATTCTGTTCCCGGAAGAAGGCACTCCGCACGGTTTTGGTTATGTTGACATCTGTAAAGACCCGCAGATGTACATTGATAAATTAGACCAAATAATCGCTAAAAACGCCCTTATGGCAGGTAAAAAACGTTGGTTTGTTAAGAAGTCTACCGGTGTAAATGTGACTGACTATGCTGATTGGAGCAAGGACTTTGTTGAATGCAACAACTTAGACGAGCAGTCCTTTAAAGAAATACAGATAAGCCCTCTTGACACATTTATTGTGCAACATAAGGTAGCCAAGATTGAAGAGCTTAAAGAGACGGCCGGCAACAGGGACTTCTCACAGGGGGGCACTGCCGGCGGTGTAACGGCAGCATCAGCTATTGCGGCACTACAAGAGGCAGGTAACAAGCTTTCAAGGGATATGATTAAGGGCAGTTACAGAGTTTTTAACAAGCTCAACCTTATGGCTATTGAGTTAATAAGGCAGTTCTATGACGAGCAGAGGCAGTTCCGCATTACAGGGGCTAACGGGGATTATGCATTTGTGCAGTTTGATAACTCGGGTATTAAGCCACAGCAGATTGCTGTTGCACCGCAGATAGAGCCAATGCTTCGTAAGCCGGTGTTTGATATCAAGATTAAAGCACAGCGAACAAATCCGTTTAGCCGTATGGCACAAAACGAGTTGATGTTACAGCTCTACAAGCTCGGTATGTTCAACCCTCAGCAGGCAGATGGGGCTTTGATTGCGTTAGACGGTATGGACTTTGAAGGCAAAGAAAAGGTTATTGAGGCGGTAAGAGGTAACGCACAGTTGGCACAGCAGTTGCAACAGGCAATGCAGATGATATCTACGATGCAAGGGGGTGTTCCAGATGGTCCAGGTCAAGTTCCAATGGAAGGGCAGAATGTTATGCGTTGATTTTAAAGGACACGCTAACTACTCTGACACCGGCAATGATATTGTGTGTGCATCTGTGTCCTGTCTTGCATACACCCTGCTCGGGGCGTTAACAGAAGAAGGCATAAAATACAGGTATCACGATAGACAAGGCGATTTTGAGCTTGTTGCGGATGTCCCAATAGGCAAACTGATGGCAGCTCACGTCATATCAAAAGCGGTGCTTGTTGGGCTTTTGCAGATACAAAAAAAATATTCTGAAAATTTGTCTGTGTTTTTTGACGACTTTTAAAATTTTTTATGCTATGCTAAAATTACAAACTGCCGATAAAGGCTGACCCACCCGAATAGAGGGCGATTTTAAGGGGGATATTTATGTTTAAAAAACTGTTTTCGGTGAACCTTAGTCTGTTTGATGAAGCAGCGGGGGCACCAACAGCAACGACTGACGCACAAGGCACGCAGGGAAGCAGTCACCCTGCATCGGGCGACGACAAAAAGCCGACCGTATTATACGGAAAGCAAGACGACAATCCAGCCGCCGTGGACGACAAAACACAGACAAAGGTAACATCTAACACCGCCGAAGAACGAACAGCTGCTTTTGAGAAGCTAATTAACGGGGAGTATAAGGACTTATTCACAGAACGCACACAGAAAATGATTGACCGTCGTTTTGCTGAGGCGAAGAAACTTGAAACCCGCATTAACTCTCTTTCTCCATTGCTTGATATGCTATCTCAACGCTACAATGTGACTGACGAAGCTAAACTACTTGATGCAGTAATGGCTGATAACTCTTGGTTAGAGGACTTAGCCGATAGCAGGGGATTAACTGTTCCGCAGCTCAAAGAAATTATGAAGATTGAGGCACAGAACAAGCAACTTATGGCACAGGTCAACCAAGAAAATGCTACCTTTCAAGCCAAACAGCAGTATGACAAATGGCAAAATGAAGCTCTGCAAGCGAAAACAACCCACGGCTATGATATAGACATAGATGCAGAAGCAGACGCCAACCCTAAATTTGTTAATCTGCTAAGGAACGGTTTTGATGTCAAAACTGCTTTTGAAATTGTCCATATGGACGACATTATGGCAGGGACTGTTAAGAGGGCAACGCAGGGGGTTATTGAGAACATCAAAGCGAAGGGTATGAGACCGGCTGAGAACGGGGCGAACAGGACGACTGGTGTTGTTGTTAAATCAGATGTTACCGCCTTTACCAAAGAAGACCGCAGAGCGATAGCCGAGCGGGTAAGGCGTGGGGAAACAATTAGACTGTAAAAGTTAAATTGCACAGTCCCCACACGAAGAACATTAAATGAAATGGGGATTTTAAAGATGAAAAAATTACTATTGGCATTACTTATGTGGGTTGTTGCCCTTTTTAAGGCTCAATTCACTCGCAAAACAAGAATAAAAGGGGCAATGCTTTTTGCTCCAAAGTTGACTCTGTTTGATAACACACAGACCACAGGCGATAGCGACTTAACCACTGAGATGAAAACCTTTTACAGCGATATGCTGATTGACTTCGCTAAGCCAAATCTTATACACGACCAGTTCGGGCAGAAGGTGCCCATACCTAAGAACGGCGGTAAAACTATTGAATTCCGCAAGTATTCACCCTTGGCAAAAGCCACAACGGCATTGACAGAAGGTGTTACTCCGTCAGGAACAAGTCTTGTAGTATCCGCAATCACTGCAACGGTAGCACAGTATGGGGCATATATTGAGCTGTCGGATATGTTCCTTATGACCGCAATTGACAACAATCTAATTCAGGCATCTGAGTTGTTAGGCGACCAGGCAGGCAGAACACTTGATACAATCACAAGAGATATACTTAACGCAGGCACCAATGTGCAGTATCAGGAAGGCAAGGTTTCAGCGAGATACCTGCTTGTAGGCGGAAACGCAACAGCCGCTAACAACCACTATTTCAGTGTGAAAGCAACACAGATGGCGTCAAGGTTCTTGAAGGTTAATAACGCTAAACCATTTGACCGTAGCTTTGTTGCTATCGTGCATCCTGACACCGCTTTTGACTTGCAAAGAGACACAGACTGGATTGCTGCATCGCAGTATGCCGGCTCAACGCAGATATTTGAGGGTGAACTTGGCAAGATAGGCAATGTGCGTTATGTTGAAAGCTCAGAGGCGAAGATATTCCACGCTGCGGATTTAACGAGCTCCGTAAGAACTCTCACAGTTGCATCATATAACGCAAAGGTTATAACTATTGATGAGGCGTTATCCGCAGGACAAGCTACTGCTTTGGCAGGTCGTAAGATAATCGTTGATGGTTATCAATACACCGTCGTAAGTGCGGCAGCCGGTGCAGCAGGTGCAGCAACAATTACAATCTCGGAGACACCCACACACAATCCTGCTGATAATGATGTTGTTTATCCAGGCGAGGCAGGTGCAGCAGGAAGGGATATCTATTCCACTCTTGTTCTCGGCAAAAACGCCTTTGGTGTAACAGAGATTGAGGGTGGCGGATTACAGTTCATTGTTAAGCAGTTAGGTTCAAGCGGAACAGCTGACCCTCTTAACCAAAGGGCTACATCGGGTTGGAAGGCGACAAAGGTTGCAGAAATACTCGTTGATAATTATATGGTGAGAGTTGAAACAGCGTCCACTTTTGAGAGCGGGGCAAACTAAGATAGCTTGGGGGGCGAGGGGTTTTCCTTTACCCTTGCCCCTGTTTTATTAAAATGAAAGAAGGTTTAAAAAAATGGCAGATAACGAGAATTTGATAAATGGGCAGGAGCTAACCGGCAGCGGTTCAGATGAAGCGGCTAAACCGGCTAAACCGGCTAAACCGGCTAAGGCAAAAGAACCGGAGCTAACACCGGAGCAGTATTTACAGGAGAGAGTTCCTATTAAGCTGTTTAAGGATAACAACAAATACAAAGATGACGTAGTTGTTGGGGTTAATGGCAAGACGTGGCGTATTATGAGGGGTGTAGAGGTTATGGTTCCTCGTTTTGTCAAAAATGTTCTTGACAATTCCGAAATTCAGATGATGGAAGCATATAAGAATATGGACACACTTCAAAACGAGCTTGCACAAGCCGAACAGCAAGGAGCTTTATAAAACGCAGGCGATTTAAAAAGGGGAATGGGTTAACAGCTTGTTCCCCTTTATTCAAAAAGGACGGTGGCAAAATGATAAAACAATTCACTTTTCCTCTTAACATTAAGGATAATAATTTGAAAAAAATAGGCACTGTTGTAGCTAATGATGTGGGCGGTAACAAGTTTCTGATTACGCTTATGGACGGCAATAGGGCTTTTGATATAACTGGATATAGCAACATAACCTTTACGGTTCTTAAACCCAACGGCACATACCACATTGACAGTGTGGGCTCACATATATCCGAGGTAGATGCAGAAAAAGGAGTTATAAGTGTAGTCTTGGCAGATGAGGCGATAGATGTTGCAGGATTTTGCAAAGCGACGGTAGAAGTGTATGCCAACGGATTAAGAGTGTCATCTTCTCGGATTGGTTTTGATGTTGTTGCTGAGCTTTCAGCAGGTGCGGATGTAACCGGAGACAGCAACTATCCAGTTCTTGTTGAGCTTATAGATGCTGTAAACGATGTAGTCTCGGGTTTGCCGGCTAAAGCGGATAAAGTTGCAGATGCTACCCTTA